CGGTAAGGCTGACAAGCGTGAAGGTAAAGACGTTAGTCATAAGAAAGCCTTGGTCAATGGCGGAAGCAACAAAGACGGTGTTACAGTAGAGGATAGCTCTACTAACCGTAGCCGGAACTACAAGAAGAAAGGCAGTAGAAAGCCTAAGTAAAGAACTCCCTATTGGTATGGGTTGACGCGTGCTTGATGCGTCTTTAAACGATGTCGTGCCTCTCCTTATGGCATTAACAATCAGCGGCATAAAATCGAGTAGTCTAACGGGCTAGTGCTATATTCATCGCTAGTCCCTACATAATGCAGACCTAGCCCTATCTGTGGACGAAGCAGGGCTACTAAAACGGTATAATAATTAGGTAAACGATTTATTAAGTCGTTTAGTATGGCGGAGATATTTTTGTTACCTAGGTAGCAAAGCCACGACCTGACTGGGCTGTACAGTTATCCAGTTTTCAGTCTACCCATTAACAGAGTGTGTAGGTGTTATCACCTTAACGTGTTAACAAGTAATTATATTTCAGTGTGACGTGGACACCCACTTCACGCTATTTTGCATCGGAGAAACAAATGCGTCCCGTGTATGAAAGTGAGTTTGACCGTAGTAACGAGGGTTACATAAAGAAGTATATAGAATCTAAAGGTAAGTTTACATATGAGAAGTCCGAACCATTCTCCTCTATAGACGGCTTACTATTCCAAGATGGTAAGCATGTAGGCAATGTAGAAATCAAAACCCGAACTAATGCGAGCGATAAGTACCTCACTTATATGATAAGTGCTATGAAGGTTGATAGCATATTACGTATGAGCAAAGAGGATAAAGTAATACCCTTATTAATTGTGCGGTTTACTGATGGAGTGTTTACGGTAGTTCTGGAAGATAGGTACGAGAAACGCCTAGGAGGTAGGCACGATAGAAACGATAGCCACGACACTGAAACATGTATGTATATACCAATGACGGAGTTCGTACAGATATGAAGATAGTAGATGATAAGGCGTTATTACTTACGCTACGTAACCCCGCAAAGGTTACATCGGTTATACCAAAGAGCAGGGAGTTAGCAAACAACCAAGTACTTGTTAACTGGGGATTAGAAGAGACACAGGTACTGCGCAACATGAACATCAACGCGCCATCCCCCATAGAATCTAAGTACGATTGGACAGGTAAGTACACTCCGTTCGATCATCAGAAGACTACAGCTAGTTTTTTCACGTTGAACCGCAAGGCTTTCTGCTTTAACGAGCAGGGTACAGGCAAGACTGCCAGTGCTATATGGGCGTCAGACTACCTTATGAAGCAGGGGGTGATACGTCGAGTGTTGGTGGTGTGCCCCCTATCTATTATGGATTCCGCATGGCGCAACGACTTATTTAGCTTTGCTATGCACCGCAAGGTAGACGTGGCCTATGGAGCAAAAGACAAACGCGCCAAGATAATCGAAGGCGATGCTGAGTACGTGATAATAAATTATGATGGGGTGGAGATCGTAGCGGATGCCGTGGCTAATGGAGGGTTTGACCTCATAATCGTTGACGAGGCTACGCACTACAAGAACCCGCAAACAAAACGATGGAAGACCATGAACAAGTTAGTGGGGCCAAGCACGTGGCTGTGGATGATGACGGGTACCCCTGCTGCACAAAGCCCAACTGATGCATACGGTATAGCCAAACTCGTTAACCCCAATGGCGTGCCCAGATTTTTTGGATCGTTCCGTGACCAAGTGATGCGTAAGGTAACAAACTTCAAATGGGTGCCCAAAGAAGACGCTACCAATACGGTGCATAGGGTACTGCAACCAGCCATACGGTTTACCAAAGACGAGTGCCTTGACCTACCACCTATGGTGTACACCAAAAGAGAAGTACCTCTTACCCGACAACAGTTGAAGTACTACAAAGAACTGAAGAACAAGATGGTAATGCAGGCGGCAGGGGAACAGATAAGTGCTGCCAATGCCGCAGTTAACATGAACAAGTTACTACAAATATCCGCAGGTGCAGTGTATACCGACAAGGGGGACGCAGTAGAGTTCGACATATCCCCCCGATATAAGGTACTACGTGAAGTCATAGACGAGTCTAGTAAGAAGGTGCTAGTGTTCGTACCCTTCAAACATACGATTGACCTACTGACTAACAAGCTACGCGATGACGGTATATCTACGGAGATAATACGTGGGGATGTGAGTGCCGGTAAGCGTACGGAGATATTCAAGCGATTCCAAGAAGCTGATGATCCTAGAGTGCTGGTCATACAACCCCAGTCAGCGGCACACGGAGTAACATTAACTGCGGCAAACACGGTGGTATGGTGGGCACCTACAAGTTCCTTGGAAACCTACGCGCAAGCCAACGCTCGTGTACACAGATCAGGCCAAGATCACAAATGTACCGTCGTCCAGCTTCAAGGTTCGCACGCAGAGAAACGTGTTTACGCACTACTCGATAACAGAATAGACATTCACACAAAAATGATTGACCTTTACAAAGAAATACTTGACTAGCTAATAATAAGGCAATAAAGTGTACGTCCCGTTAGTAAAGGAGCGTGTAATGAGTGAAGGAAAGTCTACCGCCGAACAGTTGACCAAGGTTTATCTCAAGATTAAAGATAAGCGTTCAGAACTATCGGCGGCGTTTAAAGAAGAGGACGGCAAACTGACTGAGCAGATGGACAAGGTAAAGAAAGCCTTGTTGGAGTACTGCAAGGAGCAGGGCGTCGATAGTGTAAAGACTTCAGCAGGATTGTTTTATAGGTCTGCCAAGACTAGGTACTGGACTAGTGATTGGAGCAACATGCACGAATTTGTTTTAGAGCATGAGGCACCCGAGTTATTAGACAAACGACTAAATCAGGCAAACATGAAGCAGTTTTTGGAAGAGAACCCCGACCTTGTGCCTAAAGGTCTTAACGTAGACTCAGAATATGTAGTCTCAGTAAGGAGGAAATAATGGCGGCATTTGTCCCAATTGAAACCGTAGCGAAGCACTTTGCAGTGTCTATCTCTACCGTACGTGCGTGGATACGCACCGATAAAATCCCGAGCGATACCTATATAAAGGTAGGTTCTACTTACAGGTTTAAGTTACCGGAGTTAGAAGCCGAACTTTTGGGTAAGCCTACGGCAGTTGTAAATGAAGCACCCCAAGATGACGTGATGTACGAGCAGTTAGAGTTAGACTTGGATGAAGACGCCTGATGAGTAGCAATGGACTACGCCGAATCAGCATACGTGGTGGCAAGTTTCACGTTATAGCTGATGGTGAAGAAGTTACTAGAGACTTAGGTTATATGGATGTGGTTATAGTAAACGCCGCTCCAGTTTCTCGCGCTTACTATGGCGATGCGTACGACCCCAATAGGGTTGCGGTACCTACGTGTTGGTCTGCCGACACACAAGTACCTTCAGTAGATGTACCCCAAGAGCAACGGCAAGCAATGCGTTGTATGGACTGCCCTCAAAATATAAGAGGTTCTGGCCAGTATGGGGGTAGGGCTTGCCGGTTTGGACAACGGTTAGCAGTTGTATTTCGGGATAACCCCGAAGAGGTGTATCAGTTACAGATACCTGCCACGTCTATATTTGGCAGTGCTAATAGCGGAGATATGGGTATGCAAAACTATGCTCGGTTACTCGCTAAACATGACACGCCTGTAGTTACTATCACCACCAAGATTTATTTTGATGAGGGTAGTGCAGTACCAAAACTTTGCTTTAAGCCGGTAGACCGCTTAGACGAAGACACACTTGAGAGGGTTTCGGCCATGATTGACCATGAAGATACTATTCAGGCTATCACTATGTCTATCCCTACAACAAGTGAACCTGTGTCTCCGTTTGGTGTGGTGGAAGGTTTCGAGCTAAATGCAAACTAATTAATTAGGATTTATCAAATGGCTACAAATAATCAATATGTAATCTCAAACGTCGAAGCCTTATGGCCCCGTATTAACAAGACTTACAAGTTCGATAACGCAGAGAACCGCACTGTACCGTGTGACGCGTTTGACGAAGGCGCTAAGTATGAGACCCGCTTCCGCATGACTAAAGACCAAGCCAAGGCTCTGTTCATGGAGATGGTTAAAGCGTATGAAGCCAAGAAAGAAAAGGGTTGGCCCGACAAGTTTGATATGCCCTTCAAGAAAGAAGAAGATGGCACTTACACGCACAAAGCATCACTGAAAGGTGCGTACGGTAAAGACGCTACGTTTAAGCCTGTACAATACGACGCAAAAAGCGTTAAACTACCAGACGACTTCATGCTTACCACAGGTAGCACTGTCAACGTAGCGGTTACGTTTACTCCATACAACATGCGCGAAGCGGGTGTGTCCCTCCGATTACGTGCGGTACAGGTTATTAAGTATGTACCTATGGAAGCCGCATCGCCTTTCGGTGCTGTAGAAGGTGGGTTCCAGTTCTCAGCGGAAGATAACCCGTTTGAAGTAGCTGAAGCCCCTGCCCCTGCCCCCGCGGAAGTAGTAACTGATGAGTTGTTTGGGGATGACGAACCCGCAAAAGTCGAGGAGCCGAAGAAAGTAGTTAAGAAGAAGGCACCCGCACCAAAAGCATCTGACGATGCACTGGCTGATATAGTGGCCGACTGGGACGACTAGTCCCTGCAAGACTAAACTGTAGCTAGGACATATTCCGAAAAGGGCGTGCAAGCGCCCCTGCTACGATACCTCTCGGATTTAGGTATATATTATGCAAGTAGAAAGTTTTTTAAGAAGGGTATTGGGGGAAGATGGGCATTACTGCTTGTTCTCTTTCCGTACGAAGGATGACAGGAGGGTACAGAAGTTCTACACCTCCGTAGGGGATATGGCTGATGCCGCACGTGACCTAGACAGCAAAGGGTATGATTCTTATTTTGCACTTAGTACATTTAAAGAAACAAACTCACGCAAAGTAGATAACGTACACCAGCTAAAGTCTTTCTTTTTAGACCTCGACTGTGGGGCTACCAAGGACTATCCAGATCAAGATAAAGCCCTTGTGGCATTACAGGGGTTCTGTAAGACGTTATCACTACCCAAACCTAAACTGGTTAACTCTGGGCGGGGCGTTCACGCATACTGGTTCCTTTCGGAGTCGATAGGGCTGGACGACTGGCTCCCTGTGGCAGAGCGCCTAAAGAAGTTATGTGTTGAACACGGACTACTGGCTGACCCCGCCGTCACTGCCGATGCCGCTAGGGTACTCCGTGTACCTACTACGCACAACTACAAGACTGACCCACCATCACCTGTAGAGTTCTTTGGGGATGACCATCCTGATGACGTAGACTTTGACAAGTTCTCTACGCTGTTGGGAGGGGGGTTGATACCAGTTCCCAAGAAAATGACCCCCTCGGGTAGCAACGCCGTCATGGATGCGTTGATGGGTAACAAGCAAAACAAGTTTAAAGACATCATAGCTAAGACCATGAACGGCACTGGTTGCGACCAGATAAAGACTATATGGAAAGACCAAGAGAATTGCAGTGAACCCATGTGGAGAGCGGGACTGTCTATCGCTAAGTTCTGCGTGGACTCCGAATCTGCGGCTCACAACATATCTAAGAAGCACGAGGGCTACACTCCCGAGGACACACGGGAGAAGATGGAGCTGATTAAAGGCCCGTACAAGTGTACGTCTTTTGACGAGTTTAATCCTGACGTGTGCCCGAACTGCCCTAACTGGGGCAAGATAAAATCTCCTATAGTGCTAGGCAGTAGTGTGGTGGAGGCAACAGAAGCAGACAACATCGTAGAAGTACCTGCGTTAGACCTACCCTTTGCGCCTGCCACTACCTATGTTATTCCGGCATACCCTAGACCTTTCTTTAGGGGAACCAACGGTGGTGTTTACATACGGACTACCAATGCCGAGGGCGATCCTGATGAGAAGGTCGTATATCACAATGACCTGTACGTGGTTAAACGTATACAAGACGTGGAGATGGGCGAGGCTGTAGTTGTCAGACTACACTTACCTAAAGATGGAGTTAGGGAGTTTACAATCCCACTTACCTCCGTTACCTCCAAAGAAGAATTACGGAAGCAGATGTCCATGAACGGGGTAGCTGTTTCGAGGATGGATGATCTTATGACTTACATGACAACATGGGTAAACGAGTTACAGGCTACCAGCGTTGCAGACGAAGCACGTAGGCAGTTTGGGTGGACTGACGATTCATACACATCATTTGTAGTAGGCAACCAAGAGATATTCGCAGATAGTATAAAGGCCAACCCTCCTTCCACCCCCACGGTGGGCTTGTTCCATGCGTTTGAACCCAAGGGTACTTTGCAAGAGTGGATCGACATGGCTAACTTCTACGACCGTGACGGGTTTGAACTACATCAGTACATAGTTGCGTCCGCGTTTGGATCACCTCTTATGGCACTTAGTCCGGTAGCTTGCTCGGGGTTCCACGTGCATAGTAAGGAGAGTGGCCTTGGTAAGACTACTGCTATGTTCGTAGGGGCATCTGTATGGGGCAACCCCGAAGAGTTAGTGCTGGATAAGAACGATACGCAAAACTCTAGGATGCTACGTGGAGAAGTGTACCATAACCTGCCACTGTACATTGACGAGATGACTAACGCTAAAGGCGACGACCTATCAGACATGGTGTACCAACTGACTGGGGGTAAACAGAGGAACCGCATGACTGGCGGTGGGGCAAATACGGAACGGGCACGCGGTAAGCCTTGGAGCCTACAGGCTGTCACTACAGGTAACACTAGCATCATCGAAAAGATAAGCATGTACAAGAATGGGCCGAAGGCGGAGGCTCAACGTATGCTAGAGACCAAGGCAGTTAAGCTGTTTAAAGAAGCGGGAACTAAGAGCATTACTGATGCCCACGCACGCAACGCTGTGTCCATATACGGCCACGCCGGAACGGTTTACATACAGTACGTTATGAAGAACCTAGAAGAAGTAAAGAAGCTACGCGACTCCGTGCAGGCAAAGATAGATGAAGTGGCAGGACTCACTGCTGAGAACCGATTCTGGTCAGCAGGTGCGGCAAACAACCTGACAGGTGTACTCGTGGCTAAGAAGATAGGGCTAGTTAACTACGACACTAACAAGCTGTTTAAGTATGTTATCAAGTTACTACGTGAGAACTTAAATGCGGTAGCTGACATGGGTTCTTCTGCGGCAGATACCCTCAACGACTATATCCACGAGCATTGGGGTAGCATACTTAAAATCAAGAGCAGTGACGACCTACGCAAGAATCAGGGCAACGGTATGGACGACCTAGTTATACCCGAACTAGACCCTAAAGTGCGGCTAGTTGGTAGGTATGAGACTGACCTCAAACGTGCGTACCTAATACCTAAACCACTGAAGGCGTGGTGTGGGCGACAGCAGATAAACTATGGATCGTTTATACAGGAACTCAAAGATGGCTTTGGGGCTAAGACCACCAAGGTGCGACTTACTAAAGGTACTACTACAGTACTACCCTTAACGCACGTGTTGTTTGTGGACTGCTCCAAGGTAGATGTAGAGACACAGTAACGTGTTAATGGTAGATGACATATCCCCTGACGGAATAAAAATCGTAACAAACTGGGGCGCTATGCACGTGGGGGCGTCTGTTTTTATACCGTGTATTAACACACAGAAAGCTAAGGAACAGGTTGTAAAGCTGTTTAAACGTAAGAAATGGCAAGTTAAAACAAAAATAGCCATAGAAAATGGCAAATTAGGTGTACGTATCTGGCGGACTATATGATACTATATGGGACGTAGTGGGCCACTCCCCTGACCCGCTACGGTTACACCCCTCTCAACCCCCTGCTCGTTTCCGAGGCGACAGGGGGTTTTTTATTTAGGGTAAACCGCATCTAACGCGGCCTCATCTACCAAGTTCAAGAGTTTAGGGTTTACGTATAAACCGTTCGCACGTTGCATACTCGCGGTCGTCTCGTAATCACGCGTTATGGCCCCGATCAAACTATCATTGGTTATAGTGACAGTGGGGTTTTTATCGTTAAAAGCAACTATTTTTGGCATTATTCTATCTAGTCTTTGCGAATCATCTACCATGTACGACGTGATATATTCGCTGATTAGGTCTTTTCTTTGCTTAGTTACGGCCCTCATCTTTTTACTTACCCTAGCGTTCACTTCCTGCTGTGTTGCGTACCCCATAGGAGGAAAACCTACGACACTAAGTAACAAATCTTTATTGGTTAGTCCTGTGTATATAGGAGCACGTGACCTACCCTGCGTTGTCTTGGTATACATACCCCCCTCTTGCGAAAATCGCCCTAAAGGACTTATCCTATAAAGGTTAGTAATACCCGCAGGTAGGAAATTTTCAATGGCTCGCTGATAATTCTCTTTTTTTACGTCTTCGACTCCCCTAATAATTCTCTTTACAGTACTCCATGCAGGGCCACCCGTAAACATAGCTACAAGTTCTTCTTCTGTGGGTTCTGGGTTGTACCTGTTCTCTTGAAATAGCAAGTTTGTAAGGGCTACACGCTGAGACACGTCTACACCTGAGTAGTAAGACAGCGGCCCTTTATACGCCATAAGCCCCAAATGAATGTCATCGAATATGGTCGTCAGGGCGTGCTGTAGTTCGGCCCTAGTCATGTCCTCATCGTCTTCTTTAAACAAGTCCCTTACGAACTGTATGATCCCAAACAAGGGCATACCCTGCACACCGGCAACAGCAAATGCGGTCAGGTTAACACCTACTATAGCTTTTAATGCTTGCGCCCTTATCTCGTTCCTTTCTTGGCGCGGCATGTCCTTGGTGCCTCCAACGACTAGGTCGTAGTGACTCTTTATCATAGTAGTGTACATACGCATACCGAAACTCTTGTACATACCTGCAATGCGCCCTAAGTTAGCGCGTATGAGTCGGGGGGTAGTCTCCAGAGTCGCGCCGCCATTTAATTCGTGAGTTATGTACGCCGCTTCCTCTGCCGCAAACTTCCTCTTAGCCTCTGTATTACTTGGCACGTCAACAAACTTAGCTTGTAGTTTACTGTACACTCGCTTACTAGAATCCATTTGCTGTAACAGTAAGTCGTAACTAGCAAGTAAAGAAGACTGTCGGTTAAACCTCTCAGCCGAGTTAAACATAATAGCCGAAGTCTCTCCCCACCAGTCTAGGCTCGTCCACTTCTTAGTTCTCTTCTCCCCACTGGCCTCTACCGCCGCAGATATATCCATACCTACTGTAGTCTCTATAAGCCCTTGCTCCAGAGCGTGCTTTATCAGGGGTATGTCTCGTTCAAGCGCCTCTATCTCTCTTTTAACCTGCGCTGTATCGTCTAAAGACAGGGGATTCTTAGCGGAGGACATTAACTGCTTTCGCTTACTTTCTTTCAGCGTGACTTGCAACTCTATAGCAACCTTACCGTTACGTGTTACTTTGACTTGCTTAACGTCGTAGTCTCTGTCTATCCTGTTACCCCTAGCCATTACTCTTGCCGTAGCACTGTTGAGCGCCCCAACGGTGGCGTCTATCCCGTACACAGAAGCTAGGTTGGGGAATACCATTGCGGGGAGTTGAGCCAAATTAACAAGTGCTGATGAGGCGTTAAAACCAATGGTGTATATGAAGGCTATCTGATTAGCAATCTTAGCGCCCTTCTCAAACATATTGTTTGGAGACCCAGACAGAGCAAAGTCAGCCCTATCCAGCAGTTCGTTGCGGGTATAGTTACGTAGCGCAGTACTCTTCCACTTAGGGTCTATAGCCTTGGGGTCTCCCGCCGTCTCAATTATTTTTTCTTTAAGGGCAGATATTTTTGCGGCACTTCTAATCTTAGCTATTTGCGCGGCTAGGCTATAGCCTTTTTTCTCTAGCCCTAGTGCTGCATTGGGTTCAAACCCGTACACGTTATTACGTCCTTGCAGAGACTTAGCGAAGGCAGTCTCTGGTAGTGTATTGATGAACATGTTCACCACCGAAGTCTGTATATCCGACGAAATATCATTAGCCCTTAGTAGCTGTAGTATGTCTGCCACAAGTGATCCAGAAGGAGCTGTTTTGTTGAACTGCTTAATGTCCATGTCGGCATCGTATGTCCTGACTCCATCCGCTCCACCTATAGCATCTCCCGCCGCGTTTAAGGCAGCCGCTTCCTGCTCTCCTTTAGTCTGGAACATAAGAAACACGGGTTGTTCTTTACCATCTACCTTAACACTGTAGGCTACCTTGTATTTTCCCTCCCGTACTAACGGGAAGTACACATCTAGGGCACCTTTCCCCGCCAACTCTCTGGATATCCTGTCCTTCATTTTTGTGGCTAATTCCTTGTTGTCGCCGGTAGTACTATCAATTTGTCCGAATATCACATCCAACAGATCGTCGAACTGTTCTTTATACAGCTTGCGTTGTCTTCTGAACTCCGCCTGCCCTCTCTCCCCTATATTATCCCAGTGCTCTCGCTGGTCTAACCACACGTCAAACAAGTCCCTGCCGTCACCAGCTTCTTTGCCTTCATACCTAGTTCTAGCATCTACTTTACTTAATTCGGGGTCTACTCCATATATAGTAGCGCCAAACTCAGTGCTGTATATTAGAGTGTTAAACGAATCAACTACTTTACTATCTACGGAACTTGCCCAATCTCTAAATTTAACTAGTACGGACTCTACGGATTTTTGCCCTAAACCTATCTGTACCCTTTGCGCTTGGATTGCCCTATACAAATCATACCCTAGCTGCCCAAACCCTGTGTTTCTGGCTACATCTCCTAGAGTCTGTAAGTCAAGTGCGCCCAGTGCAAGTTGAGTAGGTTGCTTGGCCATGTCTACGCCTTTAAAGAAGAACTCTCTCAAAGCTGCAAGTCTCTGACTACTAGAAGATGACTTACGCTCTAGCCCTCTAAATATAGCCTTGGCCAACGGAGAAGTAGCGGGACGCCATTTGTTCTCCCCCGTAAAGTCTCTCACAGCAGATCGCGTTTCCATCGCGGCTAACTTATCCATACCTCTAAAATTTGAGTCGGTGGAGAGCATGGTCAGTATAGTTTGGTCTACTGCTGTTAAAGCGGAGCCGCTAAACTCTACATCTACGTCCCCTCCAATACCGGATACCTTACTCCCTGCACGCTTTACCGCGCCGTACGCTCTACGAACTATGTTAGTAACCGCATCAAAAAACGCCTGTAAGGCAGTGTAATCCTTACCCTGAGAGTTTAATTCCGCCAGACGAAGCTGAAACGCTGGGTTGCTAAATGCTTCTGCTACAAATTCACGTATGTTAGTTATGTTGTCGAAGTCCGATATATTGCCGCTTGCTACAAGGTCGTTATACAGCTTTTGTATTTTCTTGGTGTTGGGGTCAGACGGATTATTAAGCGTAGCAACAGTAGCCGCGTGAGTAGTCTCGTGCAGTACAGTATGTACTGTAAGGGGGTTGTCGGAGTTGATAAATATAGTGTTGGAGTCCGCGTCGTATACTCCTGCTATAACATTATCATCTGTTCTAGGAGTGTACCCTATACTTTCTAGGTCTTCGGTGTTTACTACCTCTACCTTTACCCCATCAACTACGTTAGATAACGCTTTTATTACCTGCTTAACGCGGTTATTCTTAGTTCCCCTAACAAGCGCCTGCATAGCGCCGGGTAAATCTCCTTTGGATAACAACTCTATAACGTCTTTGGGCAAGTCCGTATCCATAGTCGCTGCAACATCTACATCTAACTCTAGGAAATCGTACCCGAACTCTTTTTGTACTTTATATATTCTTGCACTTTCTTTAATTAGGTCAGGACTGGCATCCGCAAAAAACTTTTTGGATTCGGCCTCTCTCCTACTACGGGGTACGTCGTGCATGGCTAAGTTGTAAGCAGCGATAACGTCTTCTCGTGTTATGCCCTTAACTTTTGTAAACTTTTCTACAGCCGCGTCTATTATTTTTTGTTTAGTAGTCTTGGGTTTAGGCTTAACGTCTTTACGAGCGTCTAAGTTAGCCTCTGCTTCTGAAACTTTCTTGGCGTCTTGCCTATCTTTTTTAGCTTTATTTCTAGCTTCGGCTTTAGCCTTTTTAGCTTCAGCACGTTTTACAGCAAGCACTTCCGCTAGTTGTTTTAAGTTAGTCTCTGGATCACTGCTAGCGTTAGCGTAGGACTCTGCCCGCTCAACATTCCGTATAGCCGTGGAGGTCAGTAACCCTTTGTTATTAGTAGAAGTGTAATCTATTCTATCGTTGTTTATAACCTTGACAAAGTTAGCGTCCGCAGATTCTTGAGCGGATTTCCGCTTACTTACTTCCTTCTTCTTCTTCCTCGCGCTTTTATCTGCTGCCTTAGCACGAGTTGTTTCTACCGTGCCCTCGGTGTCTAGTGTTTCTTGTGCTTCTGCGGCGTCTGCTTCGGCATCAGCTATTTCTTGGGCGCTACCCACCTCTTGCAGGCTTTCTTGTGTCCTTGCATCGGCCTCTCGTTCTGCCAGCATAGCTGCATCAGCAGCGGCAGCTTCGCCTTTCTTTATTATTCCTTCTTCCGCTAACTTTAAACGTGCCTTCGTATCAACCATCCGTGCCCTGACCTGTCGCATAGTCTCAGCACTTAAATTATTCGTCGCCCAGTCTAGTACCTTTTGCCCGTTTTCTCCGCCGGTAGATTCTAGGTTGGGTGCTAGCGGGTCTACTTCACCAGACTTTTTATTAGGTTTTTTGTATACAACACTCTTAGGATCAGCCACGTCATATATGGCGCTATCCAAGGCGCTATCAAGATCGTCAAATTGATTAAGGTACTTATGCACAACAGTGTTCGCGTTGTATGCTTCTTTCTGCCCTGCATCGTACCCATCGGGGGCTTTATCTTTTCTTGGGGTGTTTTTTAATCCGTTTGCTCTGGACGTATCTCTATCCGAAGCTGCGTGAGGCTTCACAGTAAAACGAGTCCTACCAGTAAACCTGAACTTCCCCGTCTCTGGGTTAATAGTGGGTGCTACCGTCGTATCCTCACTAGAAGGGACAAACCCGACCGCTTTCGGCTTTACCGCAGGTGTAGTTGTTTCTACCGCAGGTGTAGTTGTTTCTACCGCAGGTGTAGTTGTTTCTACCGCAGGTGTAGTTGTTTCTACCGCAGGTGTAGTTGTTTCT